GTTAAAAACACTTTTGTAATACCAAGACCTCCAGCAAGTGATATGCGGTATGCTGGGGTTTTACACTATGGAACCCTACCGTGGGTATTATACGAGTATTCCGAAGACCGTCGTGAGGACACTCGAAGAAAAGTATAAAATTATGGGTAAACGATCTAAAACTTTACAGGGTGCAAACTTAGAGTTGCAAGAGATTGAACCACTCACCCAGAACCAGCTTCGAGCTTTTGAAAGCGACAAGAATATGGTTCTGCATGGGGTAGCAGGAACAGGTAAAACCTTTATTGCGTGCTACTTTGCCTTTGATGACATGATTAAAGGCGAATATGATAAGCTCGTACTAATTCGTAGTGCAGTTCCTACTCGGGATATAGGATTCCTTCCAGGAACCGAGAAAGAAAAAGCGTCAGTGTATGAAGAGCCCTACAAAGATATTTGTATAGAGTTGTTTCAGCGCGGCGATGCGTATCAAATCTTAAAAACAAAAGCATTAGTACATTTTATGACTACATCTTTTATTCGTGGAGTTACTCTACGTAACGCTACGATTATTATAGATGAGTGTCAGAATATGTCTTTTCATGAGCTAGATTCAATTATTACTCGTGTCGGAGAAGGCTGTAGAGTTATATTCTGCGGAGATTTTCGACAGGCGGATCTATCAAAGAACGGACTACGAGACTTTATTCGCGTATTGAAAGCTACAGATATGTTTGACATAGTAGACTTCGAAATTCACGATATTGTACGAAGTAGTTTTGTTAAAAAATACATCATAGCAAAGGATCAGTTGGGTCTCTAATGAAAGCAGTGCTTAGCAACCGTATTTTTATGGAGTGTAGTCCGGAGTATCGAAAGGTACTCTCGGACGAGCTTACTTACAAGATACCTTCTCAAAATCCGAACGACCCTCCACAGATCATCAAGAATCTGCAACGGGTGCGCGAAAATCTGGTATCTATACCAATCGGACGAACGGACCTTATACCAAATGACTATGAAATTGTTGAAAAACGGCTGTCTGTTGACATTACTTTTCCTGAGTTTAAGTTTGATTTACGTCAAAGTCAACAAGACGTCTATAATGCCCTCGATGATAACTGTATCATCAACGCGTGGGTAAGTTGGGGAAAGACCTTTACTGGTCTTGCAATTGCAGGAAAATTAGGCCAAAAAACACTTGTAGTGACACATACTGTGCCTCTACGAAATCAATGGGCCAAAGAAGTGGAGAAAGTTTATGGATTTAGTCCCGGCATTATTGGGAGTGGTAGGTTTGAGCTTGATAGCCCTATTGTTATCGGGAATACTCAAACTTTGTATAGGAATATCGAGAAAATCCGAAAAGAATTCGGAACTATAATACTAGATGAAATGCACCATGTTTCATCGCCAACATTTGCTAAGATTATTGATACCAGTCATGCTCGGTATAAGATTGGACTGTCTGGCACCATCGAGCGGAAGGACGGAAAGCACGTTGTCTTCAGAGACTACTTCAGCCCGAATATTTTCAAACCACCGAAAGAGAATTTCCTCACGCCAAGTATTCACATATACAGAAGTGAGGTTAGGTTTCCCGATGGGGCCAGCATCCCTTGGGCTAAGCGAGTCAATACTATCGCAAATAACGACGAGTATCGCCACTCTGTCGCGATGTTAGCAGCAGCATACGCTGCACGAGGCCACAAGGTGCTCGTGGTGTCAGATCGAGTTCATTTCTTGAAGAGCTGCGCCGAACTGACTGGTGAGAATTCTATATGTGTTACGGGCGAGGTACCGCACGAGCAAAGAGAAGAACTCATAAGTGAAATCTTACATGGAAGCAAGAATATTTTATACGGCACTCAAGCTATTTTCAGCGAAGGCATATCTGTGAATACATTGAGTTGTCTTATTCTTGCAACTCCTATTAATAATGAGCCACTACTTACACAGCTTATCGGTCGAGTAGTTCGCAAACACGATAATAAAAGAGATCCGGTAATTATTGACATTCATCTCAAAGGCAAGACAGCCCAACGACAAGCATCCAACAGGATGGGCTACTACATGAAACAAGGTTATTCAATTAAACAGCTTTGAACGTAGAAAAATAGTTCTTGACTTTTGCATCAAATGAGAGTATAATATGTTGTTCTATAATTGGGAAAAGATATTTGAATCATCTGAAGGGAACCCTCAGACGATGTATTCCATTGTCAAAATGATGTATCTTAATGAAATACCTAAAAACAAATATGACAAAATTTATAAATATGCTAATAAGAGCTTTATTGGACAGTCCTTTTTACTACATCCAGATGTACTACTGTACAATTCTTATAAGCATAGCTTTCGCGAGATAGCCCAGTATCTTGCCTTAGCTTCTGTCCGCCCTTACGTGGACTATGTAACAACTGGGGAACTTACTCTAGATCTTGACCTTGTTGAGATACCACTAGAGCTTTTTACAGACAACAGCCTACTACATGTAGAAGATGGTAAATTACATTTTTTATATGAAGAAGTCAAACAGGAGAATATACACTAATGGCACTATCATTCAACAAAGCCGCTGGCGGCGCTAAAAAATCTTCCCTTACTTCCTATTCTTACCGCGATGGAGACAACGAAGTTCGTCTCGTCGGAGATGTACTTGCACGGTATGTATACTGGCTAGAAGGTAAAAACGGCAAGAACATTCCTTTCGAGTGCTTGTCTTTTGATCGCAACGAAGAGCGATTTAACAATCTTGAAAAGGACTGGGTACGAGAGTTCTACCCCGATCTGAAGTGTGGCTGGAGCTACGCAATGCAGTGTCTTGATGGCGGTGAAGTAAAAATCATCAACCTCAAGAAGAAGCTCTTTGAAGCTATCTTAACTGCGGCAGAAGATCTTGGGGATCCTACTGATCCAGAAACAGGCTGGGACGTTAAGTTCAAGCGTGTTAAGACTGGACCTTTGCCCTACAACGTAGAGTACCAGTTACAAGTACTCAAGTGCAAGCAACGTGCTCTCAGCGAGAATGAGCTACAAGCAGTTGCAGACTTAAAGTCTATGGACGATGTTATGCCCCGTCCTACTCCCGACGCACAGAAAGCACTTCTTGAAGAGATTCGTGAAGATGCAGCGGGCGATATTGATGAATCTTTGGAAGATGAGTTCAAGATCGGATGATTTTATTTACGGCAGACTGGCATATAAAGCTAGGGCAAAAGAACGTACCTCGTGATTGGGCGATAAAGCGTTATCAATCATTTTTTGAACAAGTACATAGTTTAGAAAAGCAGTGCAATATGCACGTTATTGGTGGTGACTTATTTGACCGTCTGCCGAACATGGAAGAGTTGGAGCTTTACTTTGAGTTTATATCAAAGGTGAGTATCCCAACTCTTATCTATGACGGAAATCACGAAGCTACAAAGAAAAACAAAACATTTTTTACACAGCTAAAGAAAGTATCGCGAGAGATTAACCCACTCGTAAAAGTAGTTGATATGTCATACTACGACAATGACTTTGGGTTTGGAGTACTGCCCTATGCAGATCTTCATCGTAAAAATTCTATTGAACTGTTTGATCCAAAGAAGCCTTTGTTCACTCATGTTCGCGGAGAAATACCTCCACACGTCAAGCCAGAGGTGGACTTAGACAGGTTCGAGGATTTCCCTGTAGTTTTTGCAGGAGACCTACACGCACATAGCAATACTCAACGAAATATTGTATACCCCGGTAGCCCTATGACAACTTCATTTCATAGAAATGAGGTACAGACTGGCTACCTCTTAATAAACCCAAGAGATTGGTCATGGATGTGGGACGCTTTTGAGCTACCACAACTTATTCGTAAAACAGTATCAGACCCAAGTGAGATGATACCAACGGACTTCCATCATACAATCTATGAGATAGAAGGGGACATACAAGAGCTCGCAAACGTAAAAAACAACGAACTTCTTGATAAGAAAGTTGTAAAACGAAGTAGTGAAGCTACTCTCGTAATACAGAAAGACATGAGCATTCAAGAAGAATTAGTAGAGTATCTATCCTATATTTTGGAAATACCAGAAACAAGGATACCAGAAATAGTAGGTATATTTAATGATTACGCTGCAAAAGTTGAAATGGAGTAATTGTTTTAGCTATGGGCCTGACAATGAGCTAGATCTCAGTGATAATACTGTAACGCAAGTTCTTGGCACTAACGGTATGGGCAAGTCGTCCATACCGTTAATTATTGAAGAGGCACTATACAACAAAAACTCGAAAGGTATTAAAAAAGCAGATATACCCAATAGATACGTAAATGCAGGATACCATATACATCTTGAATTTGCGAAAGATGGAAAAAAGTATGATGTCGTTATTGATCGGAAGTCTAGTATTAAGCTTAAGTTGCTGGAAAATGGAGAAGATATTAGTTCTCATACAGCGACCAATACATACAAGACACTCCAAGATATTATTGGAATCGACTTTAAAACCTTCTCTCAGTTGGTATATCAAAACACAAATAG